ATAAAGTATAAAGGCGGGATCTGTTGTCCACTCTTTTGTGGTTTTTAGCGTGCCGTTAAAAGTGCCTGCATAAGACAACGAGCCGTCAGCACGCACCGTTGCATTATGAGGAAGACGAACCTTGATGCCGCGTATTTTGTAACTGCGTTGCGGGATACTCGGGAACTGTTGTGCATCTAATTTGATGCCAAACAACGCGCTGTTTGGGAAACGTGTTTTTTCGCTTACCTTTTGAGTGAAGTCGTACCAAATAAACGTATCCTGAATAAAATCATCTGGCCGGTTTTCCAAATATGTTCGAGTTATTCTTATGTCAACAGGAAAAGCGCCTGTGATGTTAATTAAATGGACTCTCTGATACAGATCAGGCGTGTACCCATCGAGCTTAAATCTACCGTTTCCTAAGTAGTCTTCGCCGGTATAGTCCCCAAAATCAACAGCGTTGTAACCTCCGCCGTTGTATTGAACCTCAATCTTGTATTCAATTCTTAGTCCTTTTAATGTGCCTGTGGCTTTTTTCTGGCGTGTTAAGGCAGGCGTGCCAACAGTGACTCTGACAGAGGTAACGTCAGTGTCTGTAATTTGCCTGGTTACTGGCGTGCCGTCTGCAATGTTTTGTAGAAAAGACTGCGTTTGAGTGCCTAAACGGTTTTCAAAAACCGATGCACGCATATCAAAATTAAAGTTCTCAACAATGTTTGCGTCATTCTTTGTTGAGCTTGATGTGACAGTTGCTGCCGCTCCAAGAACAGGCGTTCCATTGAAAAACGTGTCCTTTAGCGACGCCAGAAAATACGGGTTAGTGCCTACCGTCAGACCATTAGCCGAAGGGAATCCCTCGATCTCGCCTTCGCTAAGCAGGTCGATGATGCGTACAACCTGTTTTGAGTCATAAGTGTCCTTTGGCATGTCACTCCAGTGGGTCTACGTTCAGGCCGCTAGATATGACAACACTACCCACGATGACTTCCCCGTAAGCAACAGGAACTGGGATTCCTTCTCTTGAGGTGTTTTGCACCCCAGAGAAATTCAAGTTATTGCGCGGATCGTTGTCGATGTCAGGGGTTGAAATGGTCGGTGTCAAAAAACCGGCAACGCCTGTCAGGGCTAAACCAACGCCAATGTTGCCTACTGCAGCAGACGCCCCAACACCTCCTGAAAAACCACCTAGTCCAAACGACAAAGACGCACCGCCGGTTGCGATAGCCGTGGCAATCAAGGCTGCACCAGCAATCGCCAATAACGCGTTTCTGAAAAAATTCGCACCAGAGATGACTGGGATAATTTTGATTTCATCTTCACCTGATAACGGGTAGCCAAGCTGCTCAGGGCTTTGCCCTAGCTCCAAGCTGTAGGCACCAGTTGACACCGTGTAATAGCCATCACGCATCAACGCACGCAGGCCAGGATAGTTAGACACCAAAAACCGCACAGCCTCAGCTGGTGTTCTTGCGAGCGCCTTGAAAGTTTTTTTGCCGCAGTGCTCAGCTAAGTGCCCGTACACCTTGATTGTGCGAAGCATTGCTGATGGCCGCCATGCTCTTGCATTCTACCGACGCCTCAAGGGTCGATCTTGCACCAACTCTGATCTGACAGGCCATAGATAAACCATGGCAAACCGTACTGAGTGCAAGCCTTTTGGTCAGGTTCGCTTGCAATAGCAGGCGCACCAGGGTGGCTATGAACAACAGCTAAAACCGTGCCCGTGTCTTCTGCTGCTGCGTAGCCGAGCGGGTCAAGGATAAAAACATCGTCTTCATCACTCAAGTTTTTACAAGGCCAGTAGCGTTCAGCGCCATCGAGCAAAACCAGTAAGCCGCATGACTCTCGTGGCGTCTCTGCTTCTGCGTGACGGACAGCAGCCTGTTTCCAGTCTTCTGTCATCGATTGACGCCAACAGACGGAAACGAACCAAACGGGATTCCGCCGCTGTCATCACCATTAGGGAAACGCAAACGACAGTCGCTAACCCGCTTGCCGCATGTGCCCGACACCTCTACAGGAGTTGAACCGCCTTGCACCACTTGTGGTTCTGACGTAATTGGTGAATTGCTTGAAGACCAAACCACATCCGTACCATCAGAATCTTCAACCACTAAGACGCCGTTGTTCTTCAAGCGCAGTTGCTTGTTCAAAAAGCCAGTTGCTGTGACCTTGTAACCAGCACCAGCCTCTTGCAGGGTGCCTTCTGTTGGATGGTTGCTACGAAATGGGTTGCCGCTAGTCAACGTGACTTTTGCAATCCAGTCTTCGTTGTTCTTCCAAAAACCGGTCTGACTGTTGATGGTGATGCCTGTAATCGTGTTCCAGCCAAATCCCGTGTAGTTGGTGTTGCCCTCTGTGTAATGTCCAGCAGGAAGCGCAATGGAAGTCAGGCTGAACGTGATATTGACGGAACGGCTGCCGTACTCAGGATGCGTCTCGGTGAAATTTTTAGTAGCTGTCGTTGTTTGCCCAGCTGCTGATGGGCTACTACCTTTCAACTCCCATGTGAAACCACCTGAACGACCTTGCTGCACGTCTGCTGGATACCACTGGTCAGTGCCATCAACGCTCAAACGAGTCAAAGACGAGATTTGACCAAGTTGGTTGGTGTCAAT